CAATGGTTACTACTGGTGCAAGATGTCCGACAAAACGTCGGTGTCCCTACACCATCACGTGTGGATCAAAGCCCATGGCTTGGTGCCAACCGGCTACGTCATCCACCACAAAAACCACAACGATCAGGCGTGCACGGATATCAACGGGTTGGAGCTGATGGAGACTAAGGCGCACGCTCGGCATCACGCGGCAGAGCGGAAGCGTAAGCGTCTTCAGGGATCGGCGTGATACCGGAGTCTTCCTCCGGTATCACGCCACCCAGCGTCCCTTCCAGGGTGATCATCTCCTTCCCGCTGCCGGTCGAGATGTTGATGGTCACCGCCGATCCACCCGCCCCCATAACGTTGGCTTCCGGCCCGAGTTCACCCAGCTTGGCGAGAAACTTGCCCGCCTCGACGCGCTGGATCAGTGGTATCCGGTCGTCGTTGATGTCGCGGATGTAGACTTCGAGCATCGATTCAAGACCCGTGGCAGCCTTGACCTTGACCCGCTCGCGGGTGTTCGAGGCGCTGTTCCACTCCAGGATCATCGACTTGAGCATCGCCTGGAAGCGTGGGTTCTCCTGGATTTTCGCCCACTCGACGTCGCTCAGCTGGTGCAGCTTGAGGATGTCGGGGATGTCGAAAATGTCCATCGCGATCTCGCGGGCGAGGGTCGCGAACTCGATGGTGAAGATCTCCAGCTGCTGTTCGGTTGCCATGGCGTTACCTTTGGATGTATTCGTGTGGAAATGAGGGTCGCTGCCGCCCATGCCTGTTCTCCGCGTTGTATCGCCAGACCAGCTCCTTGAACAGGAAGCCGAGGCTGACGCCGCGCGGGTCGCCGCCGAGGACGCTGCCAACGAAAACACCAAGCTTAATACCAGCCTGGTGGCGTTCATCGACAACCAGTTCTCGATGTTCTCGCGCCACCGTGATGGCGCGTCAGGCTGGTCTGACCGCCTGGTCAACGCCATGCGGGTGTTCACCGGAGTCTACGACTCTCAGAAGCTGGCTGAGATCAAGCGCTTCGGTGGCAGCGAGATATATGCCCGTCTCATAGCGACCAAATGCCGTGGTGCTACGAGCCTGTTAAGGGACGTCTACCTCAACGAGGAGAAGCCCTGGGGTCTCGAAGCGACCCCCGATCCGACCATGCCCGATGATATCATGGGCGATATCAACAACCTGCTGCAGGTCGAGATCGGCACTATGGCTCGGCTGGGAGAACAGCCGACTCAGGAGCAGATACGCGACCGCATGCAGGGGCTGATGTCTGCTGCCAAGCGCGCCGCGCTGAAGCGCGCCCGGCTGGAGTCGATCGTCTCGTTCAACAAGCTCGATGACATCCTGACCGAGGGTAACTTCTACGAGGCGCTGGCTGCTGCGCTGGTCGATATCCCGCTGTTCCCGTTCATGTGCATCAAGGGACCGACGGTGCGCATCGTGCCGCAGGTGACCTGGGTCAATGGCAAGGCGAGCCAGGTCGACAAGCCGAAGATGTTCTGGAACAGGGTCTCCCCGTTCGACGTCTGGTGGACGCCAGGCGTATCCGACATTGCCGATGCGTCGGTAATCGAGCGAACGCGGGTGACCCGCTCCGACCTGAACCAGCTGATCGGACTGCCTGGCTACAACCAGGAAGCCCTGATGGAGGTGCTGCGCTGGTACGGCCAGTCGGGCTATGTCGAGGCTAGCGTCTCCACAGCCGAAACGCCGCGTGCCATTGCCGAATCCAGGGAAGATCCCCGGATGAACCAGTCCGGCCTGATGGACATGCTGGAGTACCATGGCTACGTCCAGGGCAAGATCCTGCTCGACAATGGATTCACCGCCGCCGAGGTGCCCGACGAGCTGCGCGACTACTTCGTCGATGTCTACAAGATCGGCCGCTACATCCTGAAGGCCCAGCTCTCTCCGTCCCTCAAGAAGCGTGCGCCCTACTATGTCACCTCGTTCGAGAAGGTGCCGGGAACCGTTGTCGGCAACGCACTGCCGGATATACTCGCCGACATCCAGGATGCCACGAATGCAGCTCTGCGTTCGCTCATCAACAACATGTCCATCGCTAGCGGACCTCAAGTGGTGGTCAATGATGATCGTGTCGCCGAGAACGAGAACTCGGATGACCTTTACCCCTGGAAACGATGGCACGTCACCAACGACCCGCTCGGCTCCAACAACAACCAGAAGCCGGTCGACTTCTTCCAGCCCGGCTCCAATGCCCAGGAGCTGCTCACTGTTTACGAGAAGTTCACTCAGATCGCGGACGAACTTAGTGCTATTCCTCGCTACATCACTGGTTCTGACCGTATGGGCGGTGCTGGCCGTACTGCTAGCGGACTTGCCATGCTCATGGGTAACGCCTCCAAAATCCTGCAAACCGTGGCAGCCAACATCGACGGAGATGTCATCGAGCCAGCTGTCTCAGAGCTGTACGACATGGTCATGCTGACCGACGAGACCGGCATGCTGCGCGGCGACGAGTCGATCGTGGTCCTGGGCGTCAACGTCGCCATGCAGCGCGAGACCCAGCGGCAGCGCCAGCTGGAGTTCCTGCAGATCACCGGCAACCCGATCGACATGCAGATCATGGGCGTGCGCGGCCGCGCCAACGTGCTCCGGCCAGTTGCCGACGGGATCGGCCTCAAGGGCGAGGACATCGTCCCGCCGGACGAGGAGATCAAGGCGATGGCCGAGGGTGGACAGGGTGTACCGCCGCCAGGTGGAACACCAGGTGGACCGCCCGGAGGAGCGCCGGCCGGCGCACCTCCGGGAGGACCAGCTGCAGCGCAGGGACCACAGACCAACGTCGTTGGCGCGACACCTGGCGCGGGCCAGGGCACACCGCCCAACCCAGCACAAGGACCAGCGTGATGGCCAAGCGCAAGGAGCTACCCGAAGTCGGCAAGGGGCGGCGTGGTGACCGGCTTCCCCAGGTGCTCGGCCCGCAGGGCTATTACGACACGCCGGACATCGGCAGAGGCAAGCGCGGCAGTCGGCTGGAGGGTATCACCGATGGCCATGTCGACTGGAGCGAAGGCGACACGATGGTGATGCCCGACATTGGCGAGGGCAAGCGCGGCAGCCGGCTGAGCAGGGTCACGAGCTATGCCAAGGGCGGCGTCGTCAAGTCTGCTACCCTGGCACCGTCCCGTAGCAATACCTGGGACGAGTTACTGACCGATCCGAAACGACGACCGAGAAGCAAGGGGAACGCGTGATGGCATCCGGGTTCACAATGGTACGGCACGAAGGCAAAGGAGCTAAGACATTGGCAAGCGGCAACAAGAAGGCTTCCTCGAAGCCAGCAGGCAAGCAGAAGATCCAGGCTGGCGGCTCGGGTAAGATGCACTCGTTCGCGGGCGCTAGCGCGCAGAAGCCGGGTGTCAGCGCGACCACCTCGTCCAAGGGCAAGGGCGCTCCCTTCGCCAAGGGTGGCGGCTCGGGCAAGATGCACAGCTTCACTCCGGTGAAGGCTGTCAAGAAGGCCTGACCCGTGGCGAGGTCGCCGCGCGCCAGTGTCTCGAAGACGTCCGGCCAGGGCGTCTCCAGGATGTCGTACCAGCAGAGCCGGCGGCTCGGCGGCGATGCGCGTGTCGGCGCGGAGTTCAGCGCCAGCGCCAGTTCGGACGATGGCCCGCGCGAATACGCCAAGAAGGGCAAGGCTAAGTACCCCAGCGGGATGAACGTCTCGTTCGCCCGCACCAGGCCGATCAATGACCTGGAGGACATCAAGGCGCTCGGCGAGGGCAAACCGCCGAAATCGGGCGTCACCGACAAGCAGCTGAAGTCGAAGCTCAAAGGAGCCTGACATGGCATTCGCAATTGGACAACCGCTGCCCGGCACAGGAGCGCCGGCACCCGGCACCACACGCCCCGCTGGCGCGACGACCCCCGATCAGATGCGGGCGCAGCTGGGCGCGATGCAGGCACAGAAGGCCCAGGCCATGCGCGACCCCAACGCCCCGAAAGGCCCACCGCCCCGGATGGGCGGACCTGGCGATCCAGGCCTGGCGCAGCGCATGCAGGCGCAGCCGCGTGGCATTGCGCCCGGTGCGCCGCGCACGATCGGCCAGCCTCCGCAGTACGGCTCGAAGCCGCCGGCCCCGAGGCAGCTGACGCCGCCCTCTCCCGGCATGGCCGGTGGCGCGTTCGGCATGAAGCCTGCAGCACCCCGGCGCGGCGCGTTCGGACTGCCGACCAAGGCCCCGATGTCGACTGGCCAGGCGTCACCATTCGCGGGCGGCGACTCGTTCGGAGGTAGCCGAGGTAACCGGTGAAGAAATACAAACAGGCCCGCCAGCTGCCGACGCGCGGCGGGCTGAACGATCTCGGCAAGTCGCAGCGTACGATCATCGACTACGCCAAGGCGACGAAGACCCTGCCGGCCGAGGCTGCACCCAACATCCTGCAGAACCTGCGCAAGGGAGCACGCTGATGCCGGCACATGGCGGACGAATCGTCGAGCTGGCCTTGCTGCTGCGTGGCTCAGCGCCCGAAGTCTGGGAGCAGTTCACGCGGGAGATCCGGGAATACGCGGCGGCGCAGACCGCCGAGATGGTCCGCTGCCCACCGGAAAACTTGCCACGGGCGCAGGGTATGGCCATAGCTGCCAACGAAATCGCGACCCTGCTGCAGAACGCTCACAAGACGAGAGATCAATTCCATGGACAACCAGCCACCCGTAAGCCAGCCGGCTCCTTCGCCGGATAGATTTCTTCCTCCGATGCCCGAGCAGCTCCGCCGCCAGATGGCAGAGGCTGACCAGCTGCGCACCGACATGGCGAACGGAGGGCAGCCACCGCAGGAACCCGCTCCTTCCGAACCGGCCCCACCGCCGGCTCCGGGTGCTCCTCCGCCGGGGGACACGACGCAGCCCGTGTCCACACCTCCGGCGGAGGATGAACAGACGCTCGAACAGCGCCTGCGCTCGACGCAGGGGCGGCTCGAACAGGCGACCAAGAACAACCAGGCGATGGCCGATCGGCTGGCCCAGATGGAGCAGCAGTTCGCGGTCATGAAGGTCAAGGGCGCGGAGCCGTTCGTTCCGGCCCCAGCCCCCGCCAAGCCCAAGCTGATCACCGACCAGGAGGCCGAGGAGTACGGCGAGGAGTTCCTAACCGTCGTCGGCAAGCGGGCCAAGGAGGAATACGCGCCGGAGTTCGAGCAGCTGGCGCAGCGCCTGAAGCGCCTGGAGGGCCAGGTCGAGGGTGTCGGCACGGTGCTGGAGAAGAACCAGACCAAGGACATCTACCAGAATCTCGCCGAGGCGGTGCCGAACTGGCGGGACATCAACAGGTCAGATCAGTTCAAGCTGTGGCTGCAGCAGCCGGACCCCTATGCCGGCCGGCGACGTCACGACATGCTGACCGAGGCGTTCTCTAGACACGAAGCGAATCGCGTTGTAACGTTTTTCAAGGGATTTCTAACTGAGGCTGCCGGCCTCCCACAGACTCCCCAGGCTAAGGACCCTTCAGCGCCCCCTCTACCCGGCAACGGGAATGGCAGCGGGAAACCCTCCCTGGCGGATTTTGCGGCACCCGGCAGAGCCAGGTCAGCGCCGCAGCAATTGCCGCCTGATAAGCCCGTCTACACCCATGCCTGGATTGCAAAATTCATGGACGATAAGCGTAAGGGGCTTTATCGGGGACGGGAAACCGATGCCGATGCCATCGAGCGGGACATCTACATGGCTCAGCATGAAGGGCGCATCCAGTAATCGCTGATCGCGAGGGATCGCCATGGCTTACTCTACACTTCCTGGCTTCGGCGTTGCCGGTGCCGGTACTATTCCGCCCATCTACCCGACAGGGGCGGTAACCCCTACTCCGGCGTACGCCGGGACATTCATTCCCGTCCTGTGGTCGACCAAGCTGATCGAGAAGTTCTACGCCAGCACCGTGCTGGCCGCGATCTCGAACACCGACTACGAGGGCGAGATCAAGAACATGGGTGACACCGTCGTCATCCGCACCAAGCCGAAGATCACCATCAAGCCCTACCTGGCCGATGGTCTGCTTGAGATCGAGCGCCCTGCCTCGAACGTCCTCGAACTGAAGATCGACACCGGCAAATACTTCAACCTGATCCTCGATGACGTCATGGAGGTCCAGTCGGACCTGAACATGATGAACATGTGGTCGGACGACGCCGCCCAGCAGTTCAAGCTGGTGGTTGACTCCGAGGCGCTGAAGGGCCTGCTTGGCCAGGCTGACACCGACAACAAGGGTGGTGCGGCCGGCGCGATCTCGCATAGCATCGATCTTGGCGTCACGACTGACCCGCTGCAGATCGTCGCCCGCAACCCCGCCGGAACCGCCGACAAGGTCGAAATCGTCGATCTTCTCGTCCGGCTCGGACAGGTCCTCGACGAGCAGAACATCCCGGAGACTGGGCGCTGGGTGGTCATCCCGTCGTGGATCTCGTCGCAGATCAAAATGTCGGAACTCCGGGACGCCTCCCTGACCGGAGATGGCACGTCGATCCTGCGCAATGGCAGGTTGGGCATGGTTGACCGGTTTACGATCTATGTGTCCAACCTGCTGCCAATTGGCGGTGCCGCTGGCCTTCCGCTGCTGGCCGACGAGTGGGTGATCTACGCAGGCACGCAGCACGCGCTGACCTTTGCCTCGCAGATCAACAAGGTCGAAACCCTGCGCTCTGAGCTAACCTTCGGCCAGCTGCTGCGTGGCCTTCAGGTCTACGGCATGAGGGTGCTCGACGGTAAGGCACTTGCACAGGCGATCGTCACACCCGGCTGACGGAGGTGACCCATGCCTGCGCTGGAAACTGTTGGCCAGTACCTGGAGGAAGCACGTGTGCTCCTCCAGGACACGGTCATACCCTACCGGTATGCTGATCGTGAGCTGATCAGCGCGCTGAACATCGGCCTGACGGAGGCGCGCAAGATGCGCGCCGACCTGTTCCTGCCGCTGTTCGAGATCGGTTACTACGATCCTGGGCCGCTGGCTGGACCTGTCCCGCCGGCCACACTCACCCAACCGGTGACGATGGACCCGATGTACAGGTCACCGCTGGTCTATTACATCGTTGGGCGAGCACAGCTCCGCGACGATGAACCGACCGTCGATGCCCGCGCCGGGGCGATGCTGCAGAAATTCGTCGGCCAGCTGCTTACGGTGAACGGATGACCGCCTGCGCCCCCATCGACCGCCTGATGCAGACGCTGCGGACGCAGGTGCCGGGGGCGACCGACGACATGCTGCAGCTGCAGCTGTTCAACGTCATGGACGAGTTCTTCCGTCGCACCCTGGCCTGGCGCTATGGGACAGAGATCCAGCTCACCCAGGACACGCTCGAATACAATTTCACCACGCCGCCAGATGCGGCGGTGGTCCGCATGATCGGCGTTACCCACCAGGGCCTCCCGATGCAGCCGATGGGCACGGCGGGCAGCGGCGGTGGCGGCACACTGGCGCTCGGCCGTTATGGCTCGGAGTTCATGTTCCCTGACGGCGACAGCCGGTATGGGCCGGAGCTGCTCGGTCCTCCTGCCGGGGCGAGCAGCTTCAGCTATGCGATCTACCGGCCCGATGTGATCTCGATCACCCTCAATCCCGATGTAGAAGCGGTCAAATATCCACTCCAGGCGATCATGGCGCTGACGCTCGACAAGGGCTGCCTGGAGTGCGACTGCGCCGACTGGGCGGTCGAGGAGTGGATGTACGACGCCTTC